GTAGCCGTCTGAGCTAAAAAAACGCCCTGTGAGCGTGATCCTTTAGAACTATTACAACGCTTACAACAGGCCACCATATTCTCTAATGAGATTGGATCGCCTCCATGCTTAAGACTAACGATGTGATCTACAGTCGTAGCATCCTGTCCGCAGTACGTACACACATAGCCATCACGTGCTAACACGATAAGTCGCTGTGCTTTGTACTTACGACTAAGCCTTGGATCATGTCTACCCTGCACCATTAGTACCACCCCTTACGTATGTGAAATGCAAGGGCATTACATGGAGTCTTATAACGATGGACTATGTACTTATAGCCCAAATCCATTTGAACATATGGATTAGTTTCTTTCAGCTTTAAGAGTTGAGGTATACCAAAGGCAGAGCTCTTAGGGTTCTTGGCATAGGGATCCCATAACCTGTTTTCTTTAGTCCATAGTTTATTTATACATACAAACTCTTTATAATTCATTACTTTTATATGTATATATATTTTATATTTGTCTATCTCATTTATCTCAACTGCGTTAGCAGGATTATTTAATGAACTACACAAGGGTAGCATGGCTATGCAAATCCATTTGATAATACGCGGGATCTTGGGCGTGTCATGAGTGCTCATTGATGGCCCCATCCTGTGCCCTTAAAGCTAAGACCAGGAGCAGAGTAGATCTGTCTCATGGGTTGCGTACAACATAGCGGAGTGCTTACATTGTTCATAGGTTGTTCAACCTCGTACTTAATACGACACTCCATGCACTCATATTCATAGGTCGGCAATTTGGATATCCTCCATAAGCACTACGCCCATAACCCCGCATTTAACGCATTGAAGCGTTTTAACGTAGGGCGGTAGGTTCTCGGTTACGACTCGATCTTCATGCTCTGTAACCTTCTTACATATACGGCAGCTAGATTTGAGTATCGCCATAGTTAGAGCTCCTTAAATACTTCATCTCGAATAGGTTGCGATGGCTCACCCAATAGTTACCTTGCTGGGTGTGCTTATACTTAGGCATCATCGCCATATGTGCCGGTATCCATCCGAGTAGCTGATAGACCGGGCTCTTTCCATAGACCAATATGCAGACATCATTAGGCCGCGAGCGCTGAGACTCTTGTAATATCAGATGCCCATTAGCCCATTTAGTGTGCTTAACCTCGATGCGGGCTTCTAAAGTCTCAACGTCAGGCTCAGCCTTAAAGGTATTGATGCTAGGCATAAAGTTACGTAGCCCAAAATACTCAGCTACAGCTATCTCAGCTCCTACGCTTTCTGCATGCTGCGTTATCATTTCGTGATAATTCAGGTTTTGACCATATAGGCGAAACCATGACTCATCCATAACAGCGGCACGATCTAAAGCGGTACGGTGAGCGGTAATCTCTTGCGAACGGTCAAGGATTACACGGTCGATCATTAGGCCCTGCATGCCGCACATAGCCATAGCACGACCTCTTGGCCGTAGTCGCGCACTTGTAGACCGCCGCTAGTGCTCTGCCACTCTAGGCATTGATCGCATCGATCTAAAGCTGTAACGGTCATGTCGCCGTTATCGTGTATGACAGTTGCATAGCCGTCTTTAATAAATGTAATTTCGCCCATGGTTATACCTGAGGCTTCCACTTGCCATCGCTGGCCAATACGTGCCAGTAAGGCGTGCATTGAGTAGCTTTAGTTTTCTCAGTACAGAAATAGCCGCCCCAATTCTTAGGCGATCCGGCTGCGGCTTGCTTCCATATCATCGTGCCATGAGCACAGCGAGCAGGTTCAGCTACAAGCTGTCCGCCTAATTGAGCACCGATCTCTTTCATCGCTGTAGTTAAAGCTGTTGTACCTGTATCTTGAGCGATCTTTACTGTTGCCCAAGGATCTGAGGCTGCCGGTAGTGTCTCCACGCGCTCCATATCCTGACGTGTAGGCCGTCCGGCAGGGCTAGGGGTTAGCAAACCGATGCACCTACCGATTGCGGAGGTCGATGTATCCTCTATAAGCCATTTTTTCATATTTTGGGTCAGGCTTGCTACGTTGCCATATGCGTAATCGACTGCACTAGGTACGGCATCCTCAAACTCACGATAAGCCTCAGCTCTAATAAGCACCCATCCGGCCGTTAAATCTTTATCCTCGATGATGGTGATTAATCTGCCTGAGGGAAACTCAGATCGAAAGCGGGTAATCCTTGCGTTTACGTCCTCATAGTTATCTAGGAAACTCATTAGATTAGCTCCTTGTCTTTAAGAGCTTGAGAGATAGCACGACCACGGATAAAACCCTCACCGTGTCCATGCTTAAAACCTACAGAATAACCAATGACCATAAACATAAAGCCTATGCCACAAGCTGCCAACGCGATCAATATATCTAAACTGTTCATACTTAGCCCTTTGTTAAGGCCGATTAAGCTACTAACCGAGTAGCCCTCTCAGCGTTTGTAGTATCAGTATGAGGGCTTTTTGTCAGAAATCAAAGTGTATTTGTGTTTGGCGTGTCGGCCTTAGGGTGCTCTTTAGGTTTAGACTTAAGGCCATTACCAGCTAATACGCCGCCAAGCGCACCGGTTAAAAATATGGCCAAGGTTTGTAATAGTTGTATAAAGTCTCGGTCGTTAGGCGCTTGAGCACCTACCGGCTGCGTAACAAAGACGAGCGCATATACGGCACCTGCGGTAATTACAAAAAAGGTAAGAGCGAGTACCGCGCCAATTAAAAATATGAGGCGAGCATGGATATCCTCAGGTGATAACTTTTTAGTGTCCCTACTCATTTTGCTTAATAAGATCCTTACTACAGACTCCGGTAGCCTCGCATTGTGGCGGAGTGCACTCAGGGGTCTCCCAGTTTTCGTATTCTTGGCACTCATATCTTACCCACCCATCGTAACCGCACCCCGATAGGAGGATAGTCCCCACTATCGCCCCTATCAGGGCCCGGATCATTTAGAGCCTAGGCCGTATTGCTTCTCGCTTGGTTGTACCGCTTTAAGTAGCGGACCTACGAGGCCGGCGATAAAGGCATTAGCTAATACTTTTGGATCAGTAATACCGGACATATACAAAGCTGCTACAGATGCAAGCGCTGCTCGTGCATATGATTTAGCTGCTGCTTCTAATTGTTTTTTATTCATTTTTTAATCCTAACTTTTCTATTAGTTGTTTAGCCTTAGTAGCCGATACCTCTACCTCGAAGTGCATATCGTCCGGCCTGCTCTTAAAGTCGCCGCCCCACTTAAGGCCGTACTTTTTAGCAAGGGCTCTAATCATTGGTATTTTTTCAGCCGGAAAAGTGTCGTATTTTCCTAACGGATGCTTAGTAGCGTTGAGATCGATAGCTGTCCCGGATGAGTGGCACGATAATTTTGTAGGGTTACCTCTTACCATCCTGTACGCATATCCCCAGTCGTCAAACGTACCCTCATCGATCGGCTCGATCAGCTCGTGAAACTCCGCAGCAAAGGCGGCCAAGAGAGGCCCAACACTCTCGGCGCACCTTAGCTTACGATCCGTACCCCTTACAGGGTAGGACTTTATCTTTATAGCTTCCGGATCTTTTGATGCCGGATAGCCGTTATAGCTACTCTCCACTAGTAACGCTCGGTGTGGATTGTTCCGCTTGCATAGCGTCATAAGTTGATTTCAGCATTGAAGTAAACTCTCCGTTGCCTCGGTCAATTATGGCGTGTTCTACTTCATCAACAGTAATAAAAGTTACATTGTCCATAATCATCTCCTAAAGTTCCGCATTAAATCCGATGTAGGCTGCTGCACTTCCAGCGGCTTCTAAGTAATAAGGGCGATACTGAATAAAACTTAAAGCGATTGCATAGTTTAGAGATACAGTTTTAGTATTGGATGAGTTCGTGTTAATTGTTAAAGTGCCGCCAGTTGTACCTACTACACCATCAGCAGCCTCTATGTTTGCATAATCAACCGCATTTGGTGCAACTCTCATTTCAGTTGGCATTGTCAAACCAACTAAAACATTTCCAGTACTTGTTGCCATACCCCACATGTATTGTTGAAAAGTGCTGGAAGCATTACTTGATGAACGCCAGTAGTACCTCTGGCACATAGCCAATTCAGCTTGTGGGCTTCCGCCGCTTGCAGTCTGGAAAGGTGTTGCCTTTGATCCGTATTCAGCCTGAACACCCCAGATGTCAAAAGTATTGTTTTGGATACCAATAGAAGAAGCGCGAGTGGCATAATCACTACCTGCATTTACCCAAAGTCTTACATTGAAATGATCATTGTTAGCAGTACCTAGAGTTTTGCCTGAAATAGAATCAACAGTCGTAGTTAATGAATAGCGAGTCCAAGCCGTTGAGATGGTTACTGTGCCGACTGCCTTGTTATTTGTTGCAGATGGGCTTCCACCTGTGCCAAAGTTTTGCTGAGTTTCAACAGCAATTTTTGGAGTTCCCGTTGCAGCCTTAGCCCAAAAAGAGACTGTAATAGTTTGACCTGCGAAGGTACGGACTGACTCTATGCTTTGAACAGTATCAGTTCGGCTTGCTGCATTTGTAAAGCCAGAAGTTACCATGCGAAGAAAGTTAGTGCCTTCATAACCTGCAACTGGAGCTGCGCCTAATGTAAATGCCTGTGTTGAAAATGTAGAAGTGCCATCTCCAGCATTGTTCATCTTCCAGCGGTCAAAGCCAAAAGCATCAAAAGTTGCAGTCGTGTAAGCGTTTGAAGTAAAAGATCTCTGGTTAATTCTAAAATCAGCATTGATTAACTTATTCTTTGCCGCTTGACCATAGCCGCTATTCCACAAAGACTCATCTGCGGAGTCTCCAAGTGTTTCAATAGCCACTGCGCCTTGTGCAACAAGGTCTGAGGACGTGGGAACGACCCACGCATAATTCGGGGTGGTAGTTGCCATTAGGTTAATGCTCCTGTCGCGTTAGTCCATATGAGTGTAGGGTTTACTCCAGTCCAAATCAAGGAAGCTGGAAATACTGTTTCCCATTGTGTCGTAAGTAATGAGAAATCTGTAGGGCTCAGAGTAAGCGTTATGTCTACGAATTGAGGCGTAGCCCTAATAGAAAAGCCTTCTAAAAAACCATTAAAAGATCCGTTAAACATATTGCTTGGTAGATCGTTAATAACAATAGGCTCACCAAAAAATACATTTATAAGTTTATCGCGCTCTGCATCGGGCATCTCTGAGTTATCTAATCTAAAGGTAATGGCCTGTAGCTGCTCTCGTGGAATAGCCCGGAGCCCTAGCTCGCGATCCATTACATCCTCTACGTCCGACAAGTTATGCAGGTTAGAGCTTACGCTGCGCTGATAGCGGCCGTACGTGGCTACCGAAGCTGTATCAATAGCCGTGGCTTGATTATTGTAATTATTACCATAGTTAAATACGAGCGAGTTACGGATCTTGCCTATTTGTAAAATTGATTTAACGCTTGATGGGGTAGCGTAATTAGCAGATATAGATGTAAAGCCGTTAGCGACGAGATAATCGTTGCGATGATCCGCATCGGCATAACACACGCGCCCGGCCTTGTCCTCGTACATATTGCCCAAAGCGCTTTGTGCGATCTGAGCGCATAAGTTATAGCTGCTAAACGGATCGGCTGTACGAGCGATCATTTCATAAAGTCCGGGCTGGTCAATTTCGCCTAAGCCTACGTTTTCCGCATTGGCCCAAGTGGTAGTAGGATCGTAATCCTGCCATTGTAAAGCCGGGGCTACCTCAAACCAGCTATTAATAAGTAGCTCGTTAAGGATGTCGAAAATCTGATTGCCATCCTCAGTTTTAGGCAAGGCATCCGGGAATAGAGCTTTAGTTAATTTAGCCAAGGCTCCTACGGCCAAAATATTACCGATTGTTATAAAGCCTACTTCCTCAGGCGAGCGTACCGAGATACCAAAATCGGATACCGTACCGCCGAAAACAGGCACGTAAACACCGGAGCTGTTTTTTAATTCTAAAGTCAAAATATCGGTCACATCAATATCAAAAGCGGCATTATTTACGTTTACTATCTCCAGACGAGCATAGCCGGCGTTGCATTGTAGATCGATGTCATCGCGACCCGTTGCCATATTTACGCTTAGGACGTTTGTATAAACCGTAGTGCCTATGGTTATTCGCCACTCGGGAAGCCAAGTACTCACGCTATCGTATAGTCTCCGGAGCCTCTATTAACTGAGGTTCCTCTATAGGTTGATTGATTGAGTACATCCTCGATAACTCGAGCAATAGCCTCAGGATCTCCAACTCCAGCATTAACTGTAATATTTGTGCCGCCTGCGCCGTAACCTCTGCCCGAGTTCATATTAGGGCTATATCCACCGAGATCACCTACCAACTTTTGGTAAGCGATAAGATCTTTTAGATCCTGATCTGACTGCATATCTAGCAAGTCTGCAAAAGCATTAGCGCGACCGCTAGCAGCCTCGGCATACTCCAAGATGGCACCAATAGATCCCTTAGCAGCTACATCCTTAGATATAGGAGCGATGAAGTCACCGGCTGGGATACCTGAACCTAGGCTTGCACTTGTAGGAATTTTAGATGTGGCAGCTGCATTAGCTTGTGCAAGTAGCAAAAGCATCTCTTGTATTTTTTTAAGAGCTTCATCTAGATTATCTAGATCAATTAAATCCTTAGGCTTGAGGCTATCAAGGATAGATTTGATGTCTGCAAGTTTTGTATTTTGCCCTGAAAGAGCGTTAAGGATTTTTAAATCCTCATTTAGTTTAGCCGTTGCCCTAATGATCGCTGCTTCATCTTTAGCGGCAATAGCATCCTCGAGGGCAGCAATACTTTCCTTAACTCTCAAGCGAGCCGTATCGTTAGCGATCTGTAAAACTTGTGCAGAGTTAGTTGCCTTACCAAGTGCCTCGGCTTGGTTAGTAAGAGCTGCGGCTACTTGGATCTTATCTAGATCAAAGACATCCTCACTTTTGCCAAGTAACACGTTAGCCTTATCGATTGCATTTTGTAGTCTCTTTTGCTTAACGGCTTCGGCAGCTGATTTAGCCTGATCTTTAATGAGCTTGGCTAGTTGCTTATTACGAGCGATAGCCTCTTGCTCTGCCTTTTTACGTGCCGCTTCGCGCTTTTTGTATCCACCATCGCCGGCAGTAGGAAACATCAAAGGGCCTGTGTTTAAGGGCTTGACGTTGCTGTTTTTTCTCATGGCATTACCGAGAGCACCTATAGCAAGTGCAGCAACGCTAATAGCTGTAAACCACGGAGCCCAAGCAAGGCCGATAGCAATACCGGCTGCAACTAAAATCGGCTGAGCGATCTTTACTTCCTGTACAAGATACCCAAATCCTGTAATCGCGTTGGTTAGTTTTGTAGATAGGTTCTCGATAGTTTGAGCTGCACCGCCGGCACCGTTAGGCCCTGCTAGTCCACCTAAAGCATCGACTAGGCCTCCACCGATACGCGCTCGAGCTTGATTAGTCACCTCTGAAAGGATCGCTAGCTTGCCGCTTAGGCTATTGGCCGCTTCATCGGCTGCGCCTAGGGTATCTGTAGCTATTTTTTCTAAAATTTCATCGAAAGTCATGGCCGCTAGTTCGGCTTTTGTCAGACCTAAACGGTATGTAGCAAGTCCTTTAGAATTACCCACATAGGCATTAGCTAAATCGGATGCGACAGCTGCTACATCGGCATTACGAGAGGCAGCTAGATCGAGAGCTACGTTCATGATCTCGGTCGATTTAGATACCGATCCGGTGGCTGAGAGTAGAGCTTGCATAGCCGGTACAGCCTGAGCGCCTGTTACGCCGTAGAGCTTGCCGATCTGATCTACATAGTTTGAGACTGCCGGAGCATCAAAGGCTAGACCGAGATTTTTAACGGTATTGGTAAGAGCAATAGTCTCGCGCTCTGCATCTGCAAATTCTTTTACGGCAGACCTTACAGCCAAGCCAAGAGCAGCGCCTCCAAAAGCAACACCAAAAGATGAGCCAAGAGATTTAACAGTTTTATTAAGTTTGTTAGTAGCTGTCTCAGCTTGCTTAAAAGCGGTCTTGCCTAAAAATTCTGCAATTATCTTAATATCTAAATTAGTACCGGCCATTATGCAACCTTCCTAACGCCACGTGTAGCAAAGCCTGAGGTCTTGCTCATAAAGAGATCATTAGTCTTCATGATCGCCCTTACGACAGCTTCGTTAGTTTTACCGTTATCGGCTGCCCACGCACGATAAATAAGACGGCCTGTAGATTTACGTGAGACCTGCCCTCTTTGACCAGCTACGCGAGGCTTAGCGTTTACGAGTATTCCTGTTGCGTTAGCAGCATCTACAAATTGTTTACCGGCATTGGGGTTATTACTCTTGCCGAAATTCTTACCGGTTGAAGTTATATAACGGTGTTCACCGACACCGGTATCTTTACGGAAAGTAGGTATTACTACTTCTCTAGTTTTGCCCTGAGGTTGCCCACCAGGGTTTTTACGGCCCGCTGTTTCATAGATAGCACCGGCAGCATTAGCATTAACAATACGTACAGATGATGCAAAGCCATTTTTATTTATCTTTGATCGAGCTGTGCTCAGTCTTATGCCGTTACGTATAGCTGCGGCGTTATAGATCGGAAAGTTACCGCCATCACGACCCCAGTTAGATAGGGGAGGAGTGGCAGGTACAAAACCTCGAGCAGCATTTACTACGTTTTGAGTAGCAAGAGTTAAATCTTTTTTTAGTTGCTTATCTAGATCCGGCGCGTATTGCTTTAAAGCTTTACGGAGTTCATCAACGCCGCTTAGTTCTATTGGCATCGCTTATCTCCTTCGCTTCATCCTTAAGCCCTTGCACAAGTGCATCGAGCATTGTCTTATCTAGATCTAGTAGCGCTTGAGGCGCGACCCCCAGTCGGATACTTAATCTTGCGATCAGGTATGTAAATGGGAGGTCGCGCTTCAGGCTAAAGGGTCGCTATCTAAAACCTCAACAGACTTGAGTGTTTCCACAAAAGCCTCGCCGAAAGGTTTAGGTGCCTGTCCCGCACGCTTTGTTATTTCCCAAGCCAAGTAGTAGACCATCGACTGTTGCTCCATTTCGCGAAACGCTTTATGAAACCCAGTTTTGTAAAACTGCTCGAAGGCATATTCAACGGCCGGCGAGATTTCGCCTTCCAGTTCTGTGCCATCGTTACGTACGATCTTTAGTCTTGCCATGGTTTGCCCCTTTGTTAGTTAGTTGATTACCAAGTGCCACTAGTTGCTACTACTGTTTTTGAGTTACATGTAAAAGTCAAATCCATCATGCCTTCATCGGCGACAGCACCGTTGAGGGGAGTTAGATTGTCTACCAAAAATGTACCGCTATAGAGTACGTTTGTAGCAGAGATAGCAGCTGTGTAATCTTGGATTGCCTTAAAAGCTACGGTCGTACCGTATGCAGCTTGCAGCGTTGCCAAGATTGATCCGGCAGCTGTGTCATTTAACAAAGATACTGTGATCGTGTCAGCTGATAGACCAGTAACAAACTTATGAGCTGTATCGCCCATCGCTGTAACTTCTAGCTGATCGCTTTGCTGTGTTAGCGTAAACGCGGTCACATGGTCAGTAAAATCTACAGGTGCAGCGCCGACCTTAAAGCCGACCTTATTATTTAGAAAAATTGCCACGATTATTCCTCGTCTTTCTTGGCTGTTGTTTTAGGTGTAGTTGTTTCGATCTGACCTATCTTTTTAAGAAAAGCCAAATCTTCAGGTGTTAGGTCAGACATGGTTTAACTCCAACTCGTTAGTACTGATATGGAAAAATCGGCCGTAAGTAGCGATCCACTTTGTACTTCAAGTACAGAGGGAGCACTCATAGCCGAAATGTTTAGATTTATATTTGATGCCGCTAGTTTGTTAAACACAGCTACGGCTAAAGACTCAATACCTTGTAGGTTGCCCTGATTATCAAACATAGGTACGGTCATGATGATCCGAAAATTAGCAAGAGGTGAAATAGAGGCATAAGAGTTATTGCTCGGAGTGATGTAATTCTCTGCCGGACTGACGATCACGCTGTTAGCCGTAATTGTGGCCGGAGGGTAGCTGTATGTATTCCAGTCGTTAGGACTGTCCAAGGCGGCTGCTAGTGTCGCTCTAAGTGTTGTGATGGCGGCTGTCATTATCCGACCATGGTGTTAGGGTTCGTATATCCGCTGATAAGCCCGCGAATTTTTCCGATCATGCTGTTACCCATGCGGTAAGGGCTAGGACTAAATCCATCGATGGATACGCCGCCTGTTTGTGATACTTGACGAGCTTGAAAAATGTCAGTCGCGAGGATCATGGCCGCTTCTCTTACAGCGGGTGTAGTCGCGTAGCTGTTTGTCTTTGTGTCTGCTCCTACAGCTGAACCGTAGGGAAGGACTCGCGTAAAATTAGCGTTAGCTGCGGTTTTAGCAAACTGTATAAAGCTATAACCATTAGGCCAATTAAAAGCCATATTATTAAATGCTATTGATGGAAACTGAGTAGCAGTCCCGGCAGTCCATGGGATCGTACCTGTAATTGTGTAGGTGCCATTAAAGGTTGAGCCGCATCCACTCAAGGTTACAGACTGACCCGTACTGAAGATTGCAGGGTTAGCAACCATAACTGTAGCTACGTTATTTTGTAACGCTGTACCTACGACAGGAGCAGAGTCAAACCATAAAAATTGATTGAGTAAATCTTGGGCAGCCTGACAGCACGTTTCGACGATATCCGACGAATAAAGGTTTTCTATTCCTAAATTCGCACGAAGCTCGGCCTCGGTGACGTATGTAGCTGGCACTTATTTACTCCCATCTTAAAAGAGGCCGGTAGG